ACCAGTCAGACATAATCTGTAAAGCATGCTTCACTCCCCCACCTTGTCTATTCTCTAAATCAATTAAGAAAAGCTCACCTCTATAGGAGTTTATTCCCCATAGTACAGCTGCCTGATATCCTGACGAAGCTGGGTCAAGTCCTGCAACTAAATGCAATCCACCTGGTATCTGCCCTATCGTCAAGTCTGGCCTAAAACAATTATCAATCATATCCATAGTAAAAATTTGTGTACCTTCAACAAAGGCCTGATTGTAATAAACCATTTCATAAATCTTTCTACCACCTGTAGTCTCTGCTGCACGCATACGAGACATCAACCAAGGGAAAGTTCTTTTTCCTGGCCATAACATACACTCAACATGTTCCTCTTCAAAATGGTCAGGTATAGGACAAGCTATGTCATGTGCTGTTTCAACTATTGTTGTAAAACTATCATTAGCAAGTAAGTGGTGATATAAATCATCAGAGTGCTGTCTTGAACCAATCACTACTACAGCAGTATGTTCCTCTTTTCTTGAGGAGAGAGTAGTGGTCCACCACTGTCTAGTGTTCTCTCTTGCACCAGGTTGCATTGTAGTCTGATGGTCCTCAATGTCATCTGCAATAATCAAGTCACAGTCACGAGAGAGAATCTTTCCACCCTTACCTACAGCAACCATAGTTGGTGATTTAATACCTGGTACTGTTCTAGTACCTACAGTGAATTGATTCTGTGACCAGTTCTTTCCTGAACGGTTATCTGGCTTAAAAGATTTGCCAGGAGGACAGAAGTCTTCTATCAATCTTTCGTTATCATCAAGATGTTCTAATACAGAGCTTAATGCGTTCTTGGCAATATCCTCGTTACCTCCAACCCACATGATTCTTATGTTGGGGTTCTTCATTATTTGATATATAGCAAAATGTATTAACAGTTCTGTCTTTCCATGTCTGGGGGGTGACAGTATTAATAGCTCCTTACCATTCTGTATAGCGTCTTCTATGTTATATATCCAGTTTTCATGAAAGTCTGCAGTCTCGAATTTTTCTCCTGTTTCTGTAGCAAAATACTTTGAGCGAAAGCTAGAAAAATTTTTTAATATTTCGGCCTGGGCTTCACTTAGTTGCCAGTCTTCGGCCTCAATCTCATTATTTCTGTCTATCTTGTAGGCAGCGAGCATGCGAGAAACAGTAGCTGAGCTTGTGCCAATGGCCTCTGCTACTTCAGCTGTGGTGATAAGGCCCCCTGATAAGTCTTCTGCGTAGGTTGCTTTAAACTCTTCATAGTAAGAACCCCTCCTTACAGAAGCATAGTCACCAGTATCGGACTTTAATTCTTTATTAATAGCCTTGGTAATGTTCTCTTTACCTGCTGCTTTCTCTTGTGCCCAGGTTCTTTTATTACAAGTGGTAGAACAGAAGCGTCTTTGCTTCCCTTTCAACCATTTTTTACACCCAGTTCCTGCACATACTTTATGAGGCTTGTTAGACATTTGAACTAATCCTTCTTAGATATTTGCATAGATTTAATTATATGCTATAGTTCCATTAATTACAAACATTTAGAAGGAATTTAATTACAAGTAAAGTTGGGACCGGGGCTCAGAAAGCTGTGGACTGATAGGAACAGTAAAGCAGAAACACAAACACAGTACTCAAGGATTAAAAAGATATCTAAATCAAAAACATTAATATATATAGGCCCGCTCATGCCCTGACAGGCTCTCCTCCTATACTGTATTACTGAATTACCAGCATATTTTTTACTAGATACATATGTTCTAACGAACAGCCGGATTAACATCCGTAGGTCTAACGACCTTTGCTAACGCTTACTAACGATATGAAAGCTAACGCTTTCGTTCTGCTTTAATTTGTAGATACTTTAGACTCTTTCGTTCCCCAATGGATACATTATATAAAATTAAATGTAGTGTAGGCCCACTAACGTGGACCAAATGTTTTTTCTCTTTTATAACTCATTATATTAATATCATATCAATTAATATAACTAATAGGAAGGAGTATGATGAGTTTAAAAGAATACGAAGGAGCCCTAGTGAACTTAGGAACACTAAGAGAAGTAGGCTTCTTTACAACTATAACAAAAGACCCTAACGAATTAGGAACTATGGGAAAAGGCGTTTTCTTTGGTGTAAAGTTCGTAGGTAAAAACAATCGTAGTGTTGCGAAAGCATTTAACAATGCAGATAATGACACTGCTACACAACTCAGTGAATTGGTTGCTAACGCACCTAAGGGCGAGAATGGTAGACCTAAGACCGAGCCAGTCCTAATTGAGGCATACGCACAGGAGCAATCCTACAAAGACCCAGAAACAGGGAAATGGCGTAACTTAGGAACCCAATTGGTTATAAAAGGCATCTATAAGGCACCTTCTATGACTAAGGAACTTTGGGGCTATTCCGAATAGCTAAAGGGAATGTTGGGGGGCTGAAAAGTCCCCTAGCACCTTTTTTTTTGAAACTAAAATTGTCTTGTAACACCCATATGAGACGAAGAAAGGACACTATGATAACAAAAGAAGTTAATACATACAGTGCAGGAAGTATTACAGACTTAATGCCACAAGGTATGTATGAAATGTTAGAGAATGTAATGATACTTACTAACAATCCAACAGGTGAAAGACTACAAGAATATCACGGAGGAATGGAGTTTGACATTACAATAAACAATAGAACACTACATTGGAAGGTAATACATAACTTTAATGATTACTTTGATTTGACATTAATACCAGAAGATAGTAATGGACAAATTGACAGTAGATTATCACAAGTTGAACATAACATTGGTAATGGTGATTTAAAGAATGTATTTGATACATTGTGGGCCGATTACATTGCGTTTAAAGAAATGCAAGTAAATAAAGGTAAAGAAATAATAAATTACATACTTACTAATTTGGAGGAAGAATGAGTAAAAAGGATAAACCTGAATACGAGGCTAAAGTTACAGAGTTAGAACTTGATAGCAAGGAGGCTATTGATTTGCTAGTTAAACAGATTAATGAACTCAAAACAAGAGTAAAACTTATCGGTTCTATACAACAAGCAACAGTAGAGTATTTAGGTAACAAATCATCAGACTTCAGAGCTGCTGCAGTAGCATCAGTTATGCAACATCAAATGTTTAGAGATGACTTTACAAAGTTTCTAAACGAGAGTGATGATGTGCCTGATGAAGTTAAATTAACCAATATGGAAATCAATGAAAAGATTGATGAATATATTGCAGAAGTTGAAAAGAATATTAAGGGAGACGAAAATGCCTAATTGGACAGACAACTTACTAATCATTGACGGTCCCGTAGAGAATGTGAAAACATTCTTTACGGAACTCTCATCAAAAAATAACTTATTAACGGAGCTTATGCCCATACCAGACGAGCTTAAAAACATACATCAAGGTAGTAGAGAATTTGATGGTGTTAGAGTTGACGCTTGGTATGAAGATGATGAAGGTGCTAGACCAATGCTAGACATTCGTAAAGAAGAATTAATAGAGAAGTATGGCACATACAAATCAATTGATTGGCAATATGCTAATTGGGGAACCAAATGGGGAGATTGTGAAACAGAAATTCTTACTACTAATGAAGGTAAAAAGATAATCACATTTCAATCTGCTTGGGGACCACCTTGGAAACTATTACACGACATTGCAGTAAAATATAACATTACTATAATAGATAATGTTACATATGAATTCGAAGAAGGAATGAGTGTTGACAAGTATCCAATGGAAGAGACTGCTGTTGAGGCAGGTAATAAAGCTTGGAAAGATACTAAGAAAGTATTAGATTCATTGTAACTAGCAGAGCTACAGCATACGAGAGTGTGCGTAGCTTGAAGTACATACAGAAACCTATGCGTAACTATATATAGATACCTTATAAAGTCTTGCCCACAAGGGGAATAACAAGATTTGGTCCAGCAAACTTTATATATAGGTTGCGGTTGGAATCCGCACAGTGTGTGCTTCAAGCTATCTATAACAGAAGTAATAAATAAATATCTACTTTGCGAATATAGTTGTAGGTAGCTTGATATGCTTGAGGTTTGTGTGGTAATAAGTATCGAGGTTCTCTTGACCGGATTCATAACCGGCCTCCTTTGTGTCCTAAGATACTTTCCCTTAAGCATATCGAGCTATCTATAGTAGGAATATGGTGGATACCCTGCTGTCATATGACCGAAAATAGGTAGCATGCAGTGCATATTGTTAATAAGTAATGGATACTTGTATGGTGATACTACAGTGTGTGCTGCGTGCTATCTATTAAAAAAAGATAGAGGAAGGAGTGTAATGGCTATTTTAGACGAACAATTAGAAATGCTACCTAAAGGTTCATTAATCAAAATAATCAAAAAGATTAGAGAAGATTATGATAAGTTTAGTGGCAATGATATTGTAGAAGAAATACGGATACACAATCAAATTAAAAATGCTAAGTTAACTATACTTATAGCAAATGAGTATCAGTTACAAGCTAGAAGGGAGGAACAGTGAGTGAACCTTATGTTTATGAGAACACCATGAAACGAACATGGGACAAAGATGTAGTGGTTACATTTACATTCCCAGAAAATACAACTAGTGAACAGATAGATGAACAAGTTGATGAACTTGCGAAACTAGCTAAGAACAATAAGTTGTTTACATTTACTAGTCATCAAATTGACTTAATAGAAATTAAGGTTGACAATGAGGATGACATATAACGATTACAAACGATTCTACTTACAAGTCTATATAAGACTGCGTGAGTTTAATTATAACATTATAAAATGGTGGAAGTATAACAGAAAACAGCTGCTTATAGAGCAGCGTATTATAGAAGATATGCTTGCACTAACTACACAAGAAGAAATACCCGAAGGATTCTATTGTTCATTATGTAATGGCGACTTGCTATTTGATGATGACCATTCAGAATTATGGTGGTGTGATAGATGTCACGCTAACTTTGAACCTTGGGAAGTAGAAGAAGGGAAAATATATGAGTGAAAATGGAGACTCTTGTGCATGTGGTGACAATTGTGAAGATAAAGACTTCATAATGTCAGCTATGTTCGGCCATAGGGATGCT